TCTTTTTCGCCGCGGATCTGTTTCTCATGAACGTACTTTATTTTTTTAATCTGGCCATATCGCGGATTTTTCGACGCGTATATCCGGTTAACGTTCTGGATCCGGACCGGCGCGCCATCGATATAGTGTTCCGCGTGATCGTAAGTCCCGCCGGTCTTAGCGATCATCTGGAAATCAAATATATTAGTCGCCTCGCCGATCGTCGTCTCGACCGGGATATCTTTAATCAGATAATCGACAACGGCTTTATCAATAATTACCAGACTGTTAGATTTAAAGCTCCCGCCGTTATAGAGTGAGACGTAACCGCCTTTAGTTTTCATTTTTCCGGACGTTAAGATCCCGATATAATTGTTAACGTCCTTTTGTATGACTTTCGCGAAATCGTCCCTCTCCATCTCGAACCGTGTTATACGGCTCCAATCCTCGACGATCTGAGACGCGAGAGCGTCCTCGGCCTTATCGATCTCGAACATGATACCGTCGGTATTTATATTTATAAAATCGATCGTCCCGCATTGTTTCGATAACATGACGATAAGCTGACTCATGGCGAGCTGATTAGATATACATACCGAGCGCCCGGCCCGCCGATCGGCGAGGTCGTTATATCGGTTAAGCATAGCGCCAAAAACAGTATTAACGACGAGCTTAAGCGCTCCGGCCGTCGCCTTGTCCCCGGCCTTTTTGGCGGCGAGTCTCGTCTTAACGAGTTTTTCGTACGCTTGCGGATCCTGCATACTTCGGGAGCAATAGCCGAAATTTATCATACTGTTAGGATAAAGGCTCGCGACGTCATAATTTACGATCAACCTGTCCTCGGTCGCCTCGACTTTATAAGCCGATTTCGCGCCGTGTACGCCGCCCCACGCGTAAGTAACGGGACACTCTCCTCCGGACGTTCTGAGCACGATATCGAGCGTCATACCGCGGGATCCTTGCTTACCTGTACCGAATAGCTTAACGTCCGGGATAGACTTGTCTCGGATCTGCATAAAGAATTTAAACACCGGCTCCGGTATTAGCTCCGGATCCAGATTATCCGGGATAGTATAATCCCTCTCGTCGTCCCGATCCGCTCGTTTAGCTCCCAGGACCCGCGCGGATAGTTTAGCATTGGTTAACCCGATCGCCTCGTCCTCCGGAACGCCGTACATATTACCGACGATCTTTTTACTCGTAAGATATTCGGCTCGCGCCTGGTATAGCTTAACCGTCGCGTCCACGTCCGTTTTGCAGTATCGGATCACCTCGTCGAGCTCCTCCGGAGTAAGCGGCCGGTTGATATCAAACGGGACCGAGCTCTCGACGATCGGGAGATATAAGTTACCCTCGACGGCCTTTAAGCTGAGACCCTTATCGGCGATATCGTCCCGGAGATCGAACGACTTAAACGGCTTTTTCTGGTACTGTATAAACGGATATTCCCAACCGTTACCGCCGCCGATTATAAAGTCGTTATGATCTTTTACGCGCTCGTTATCGGCGCCGTTTATCATACTTAAGAGGATCCAATCGTCATAATGTTTATTGTTAAATCCCCCGATAACGCCGGTCTGATCCAGGAACGCCCGGAGCCGGTAATTATCGTTATGGATCACGATGTGATTATCCTCGGCCTCCGGATCCCGAAAGACGACTATCCAGTCTCGCGTGAAAACCTCGATATCGTATATATGGACTCGCACGTAATCACCTCTTTAATAAATAACCGGTAATACCATTCCGACGAGCGTCTTTCCGATATCATCCTCAAAAATATAAAGAGCCTTATTTTTCTCTGTTCCCGCGAACGTCGATATACTTAAATCAAAATATTTTAAGCAGGTCTCGGCGATCCATATATCGGCTTTATCGTTCGTAAATACGCGGACTTTACGCCCGTCCGCGACCGTTCTCGTTACGCCCGTATCGATCGCCGGGAGAGCGTCCTCCGGATCTTCATACATAATTTTTTTAAGATCGAGCGGCGTCCGTTGCGGGAAAATCTTATCAAGATCCAGATAAAAACGATCTTTCGGGACAAATACCAGATAATTACCGTCCACGCATACCGCGAGCTTGTTCCCCGTTATACCGTACGTAAATATCGATCGTTTACCCGTTCGATCGCGTTTGTCTGCCGCGGTTAACAAGTCTTTTTGTAACTGTAAGTATTTCATATTATCACCCCTAGTTAATAGTTTCCGAAATTGCGTTAACCTGTTCAAAAAAGACCGAGCTCTCGTTTGAGTAAGCTCGTCTTAATCTTAACTATTATCAATCTACTAAATCAATATAATAATACTTAAGATCCTCGTCGTATTCGAGAGTATAACTCCCGTCGTAATCTTTGGCCCACGTATATAACTCGTTATCTATGATATTAGTACGAAAAGTATACTCGCCGTTTTGACTTGCTTTATATCCTGTTTCCCTTTCCATTTCGGCAAAGTAAAGACGATCCTCTGTTACTGCCACGGAGAGATATCCGGACTTTGTAATCCGTTCCTTTGCTTTATTCTTAAAGACGATACTTATTCCTCGTCGGTTAGCGTTTTCAAAAGCTTTAATATTGATATCCTCCCGATATCGGTTATACGGTCTCTTTTTGGTAATAAAATCAAGTCTCATGTAAGCGGCTCCCGTCTCTTTTTATTTTGTGTAAGATCTTCGATAACTTGCCATATATTCAGTAAATAATTTTTCGCTAAAATCTGAATAGCTCGCGAGCGCCCGATATATATCGACTTCGACGGTCCCCTTTGTTATCAAGTGGATATAAGAGCATTTATTGACCTGGCCGGACCTATGGATACGGTCGCGGCTCTGCTCTAAAAGGTTACTCCGGAGCGTCGGCTCGTAATATATGATCGTATCGCTTGCGTATAGATCGATCCCGGCCGCGGCCGTCTGGTACTGACACACGATAACCCGGATCTGATCGTCCGCCTGGAACTGTCTCCAAACGGCTTTATCTTTTTGGTCACCGTCGAGCGTCTCAAAACGGATATTCATATCGATAAGCAATTCACATATCGATAATATCGAGTATCTGAACTCTGCAAAAATCACGAGCTTTTTATCGTCCTCGTATCCCTCGATCAATTCCCGGAGCACCTGGATTTTTTCACACCGGACCGAGATTAACTCGGTCTCTGTCTTTATGTGACCGCTTACCAACTGCCGGAGCTTAACCAGTCTCGAAAGAGGATTTTCCGCGAGGATCTCATACTCAAGTAAAGCGCTTTCCGTCGCGAGTTTTTTATAAAGAGCCTTTTCCGCCTGATCGACGTATACGATCTCGTCCGGGAGTTTTTCCGGAAGATCCAGACAATCGACTTTTTTAACTCGATACGAATACTCGTTAATAAGATCCTGGAGCTCTCTAACGTTGATATAGCTCGTTGGTTTATGGTACTGATTGAGAATACAATATCTCTTTAAAAATTCGTAATACGACCCTTTAAATGATCCTCGACCGACCTTTTCTAAATGCTCTTTAAAGATCCGGGAGTATACCCGACCCCGTTCGATATAAGGATCCAAAAAACAGTATAGCGAAAATACGTTTTCGAGCTGTCCGTTACTGATCGGCGTCCCGGTTAGGATATATCGGTATTTCGCGAGGACCGATATCTTAAGTAAAAAGTCCGCCCGTCGGCTCGTCCGGTTTTTGATCGCGTGAGCCTCGTCTAAAACGATACACGCGTACGGTCTGTTATACGGCGACTTATTGCCGCCCCTCCAAACCTTATCATAATTAACCAGGTCGATAACGAGCTTTAAGATCGCTCGCTCGCTTTTGTCGAATTTTTCGATATCCCGCTCCCAGGCTCCGAGAGCTGACTTAGGCGCGACGATCAAGACGCGGTCGTTATAACTGATCTCACCGGTAGCGCATAAGTCGACGATCCGCTTAAGCGCCGGGATCGTTTTCCCGGTCCCTTGCTCCATAAAGAGCGCGAACGAGTCGTTAAACGTGAGATAAGATAGCGCAATTTGTTGATGATGATATAATTTAATCATTCTTGTTAAATAACCTCGTCTTTAACTGTGAGCTGACCGCGCCGACTATTTCGAGTACTCCGTCGAGCTGATCCGTGTCCCCTATATCCGCCGCGATATCATACATAATTGATTTAACGGCCTCGTCGTATGTTTCCGGCGTGAGCCTGATACTGTTATCGTCGAGCGGCGGTAAAAGATTAACAAGAGTTATTTTTCGCTTATTGCCTTTCGGATACTGTACAAGCGCGACGTCCTCTATTAAACTCACAATCTCGCCGACCTTTGTCTCACCGATCACCCGGACCCGATCGCCTGGTTTAAAATCAAACATACGACCCGCCTCCGATCCGGCCGATAGCGACGCCGCCGACCATTAACGAAATTGCGATAATTTGTTTTAGGACCAAAGACTTAAAAGAGATTAAGTCAAGCTCTGACGCGCCGACCGTTCCGATCGACAATAATATACCGATCGCGATAAGCGCGATACTAACGATCCGGATTATTTTCTTTTTCACGTTTTGCCCTCCTGTTGATAGAATCCATCAATTTATAAACGACTTCCGCCTCGGAGATCTTCACCACGCGCCCGGAGATATCATCGACGCGCGTCCCGTCTTTTAAGATATGAATTACCATAATTACGGCTCCTCCTCTTTGAAAAGCTCCTCAAGCGTTAAACTGGTCCGGAGCGCGGTCTTGATCTTACGGGCCTCGGCGATCGTGATCTCGCTGTCACCTTTAAGCTTAGCCGTTAAAGTCTGATAGCGGATCCCGGTCACTTTTGAGAGCGCGAGAGCTGTTAGATTATTACGCCCCATTTCTGCACGAACGTTTGGATACATGTTTTTCCCTCCTTTTTACTTTTATTCCTTATGTTTACCGATTTACTAAATTTCGGTAATCAGCTCTGAGTCTTATTTTACGCGTAATTTCGGAAATGTCAACATATTTTTACCAAATTTCGGTAATCATTGGTTAAATATGGTAATTGTATTATTTTTGGGAATAATTGTTTATCGAAATAACGTAAAGTGTTATTGTTTTATCGGTAATGATATGTTAATATTTGAATCACGGGAGACTTAACCATACGAAAAATAAGGAGGTGGAAAGAGTGACAATAGAGGAAAAATTAAAAGACTTGATCCTGTCAAAATATCGGTCGATCCGGGAATTTACCCAAGTTATCCAAATGCCGTACTCGACATTTGACGCGATCTTAAAACGCGGGATCGATAACTCAAGTGTGACCAATGTTATAAAGATATGCAAAGAGTTATCTATAAGCGCCGACGCCCTGGCGGACGGGCAAATTATCCCGGTCGTTCCCAGGAAAAGGCCGGTCGACGGCTCGTCCGATCTTGAGGAAATATTACAAGAAGTAAGAAGTAAATTAATTACTTATGATAATCTGACGATCCGCGGCGTACCTCTCGAACCTCTGGACCGTATAACGATCATAAACGCGATAGATATCGCGGTCGAGATCGGTTTTCGTATGTCCGGATCCGAGGAAAGAATCAAACTATACAAAGAAATTTGTAAAGAATCTTATAACAAAAACCATAACAAAACCGAGTAAAGTTTTTGTTATTCATTTTGTTATTTGATTGAGTACAATTCAAAAGCGTACAATCATAACAAAAAGTTTTTGTTATATTTTCAGTTTTTGTTATAGTTTTTGTTATGGCGGTAGCCCTTATAAAATAAGGCTTTTCGCCCTAAATATAACAAAATAACATAATTATTTCTATTTCTTAAGAAAATATATAAATATATATAAATATATAAGAAAAAGAGATAAAAAAGAAAATATATAAGAAATTCAATATTTTTTTGTTATTTTGTTATCTGGATAAAAAACCGTCCGAGCGGCAACTCGGACGATAAAAAGAAAGTATAAGCCTCGGGAGACTTACATCTAAATAATTATATCATATCTCTCGGGGATGAAAAGGGAGATAATTTTAAAATGAGTATTAAAAAAATCAGTAATAACAGAGTGATCCTATACGTCCGCGTATCCACCCAAGAACAGGCGAGAGAAGGTTACTCGATTCAAGAACAGATCGAGCGTCTTACAAAATATTGCGAGGCTATGGGATGGACGATCGTCCACGTTTACACCGATCCCGGATACTCCGGCGCGACAATGGACCGCCCCGGCTTAACCAAGTTGATAAAGGACGTTAAGAACGGTCTCGCCGATAAAATCGTCGTTTATAAATTGGACCGTCTGAGCCGATCTCAACTTGATACGCTGTATCTGATAGAAAAGGTATTACTCGCAAACGATACCGACTTTATAAGTATGAATGAGAATTTTGACACCTCGACGCCGTTCGGTCGCGCTATGGTCGGGATTCTCGCCGTATTCGCTCAACTCGAACGAGAACAGATCCGCGAGCGGATGATGATGGGAAAAGAGGCTCGCGCTAAAGAGGGAAAATTCCACGGATCGAAAAATATCCCGATCGGTTACGATTACGTCGACGGACTGCTTACCCCTAACCAGTTTGAAAAGATCCAGGTCGTCGAGGCTTATAACCTGGCCGCGGCCGGATTAAGTCCTTATAAAATCGCAAAGCGATTAAAAGAGGCCGGTTATAGTCATAAATACGGAGAGTGGACCGACCGCGCCGTCCGCCGGATCCTGAACAATAAAACATATCTCGGATATATCAAACACGCGAAAGATTGGTATAAAGGATTACATGAGGCGTTTATCTCCGAGGAGACATACGAGACGGCACAAAAGATATTAAATGAACGGAGCGAGCAACATTTACAATATAACCGGAGAGCCGGTTTAGCGACTTCTTATCTCGGCGGTTTTCTGTACTGCAAAAAGTGCGGCGCCAAATACTCAAAAAATACGTCGTTATACACTAGCAAGACCGGCAAACGACGATATAGCGCTTTTAAATGTAACTCACGCGACGGCCGTAAAAAATACCTGGTTAAAGATCCGAATTGTAAAAATAAGATCTGGAAAGAGGACGTGTTAACCGACCTCGTATTTGAAGAGATCCACAAGCTCGCGACCGATCCGGAGTATATCGCACGGATCCAAGCCGAAAAGATCGAGGACGAACGTCCGGCGATCATATCGGCCGAAAAAGAAAAGCTCGAGGATCAAATATCTAAACTTATGGACTTATACACTCTCGGAAATATGCCGCTCGAAATGGTAGAGAAAAAGATCCACGAAATAAATGACCATAAAGCTAAACTCGAAACAGAACTCGAAAAGATCATTCAGGAGAACGCCGCTAAACTAACCGAGGCCGAGGCGATCGAGCTCGTCCGGACGTTCGGCGACATTCTGGACCGCGGAGACTTTGACGAGATCCGGATCACGATCGCGACACTGATCGAAAAGATCGAGATCGACGACGAGCTTGTCGAAATACACTGGAATTTCGTCTAAACCCTTGATATACCGGCGTTTTTATTATTATACCCCCTAACGGACGCCGGTTTTAACTGTCGTCCTTTAGGGAGCAAAAATTATTAAGTGAGGTTTTATAAATGTATAACATAAAAGTAAAGAAAATGATAGAAGATATTAGAGACGCGCTTATCCTGGAACATGGATATAACTTTTTAAAGCTCTCCGTAAAGGATCAGGAGGCGCTAATCATAAAAACATATTTCGACGCTAGGACCGAGGATTAACCTCGGTCTTTTTATATACTTAAGTAGGTACGCTAATTAGCGCATTGACAAAAATGATTGATATTAATACAATACAATTAATCCACGGGGAGGAGGTGAAAAAGTGGAGAATATAAGGCGAGGTCGACCGAAATCAAAGGTACCAACTCGAAATAAAAATATCAATTTCCGAGTAAGTGACGACGAAATGAAAAAAATTCAAAAGATATGTATAGATAATGACTTACGGTATATTGATATATTTTTTAAAGGTTTAGAATTTTGGTCGGACAAAAAATAAGAGAACGCCCTCCGCGAAATAGGTTATCGCTTTGGACGCTCTCAAGCTTAGAGTAAAGAGGATTATATCATGTGTACAAATTTAATTCAAGTTAAAGAAAACGAAACAGTAACCACGAGTTTATTAGTATCTGAAAAATTTAAAAAGGATCATAAGAACGTATTAAGTAAAATCGAAAGTCTTAATAAGCAAATAACGAGCTTATTTTTAAGCCCGTTAAACTATTTCGATAAAACCGAATATACCGATTCAAAAGGACAAAAACGACCTATGTATTATATAAACCGAGACGGTTTTACTCTTTTAGCTATGAGTTTTACAGGAACCGAGGCGTTACAATGGAAAATAAAATATATAAACGCGTTTAACGCTATGGAGCAAAAATTAAAAAATATCTCTTTTTCGGATAATAGATTAGAGCTCGCCAAGCTGATCGCGTCAACGTCGGAGAGTAAGATCCAAGCGATAAAAGAGTTATATCCTGAGCATTTCGTCGAGATCCCGACGCGCGGATCGTTAGAGTATATAAGCGATATTAATACCTCATATATGAGATGGATCGCGGATTATGGTATCAATAAAGAATGGATCGAGGATTTTCCGACGATTGAGATCTATAATAATTACGTCCGTTATTGTATGGACAATCGTTATAGAAGTATGGGAAAGAAATTATTTTATCGTACATTAGAAAGAGACTTTAATTTTACAAGACGTCAAAAAGGCAACGGATACCGATACTTTATCGGCGCTTAACGTTAACTTAACTCAATTAAAACGAGTTAAACTCGAATTAAACTCGAATTAAAAAGGCCGAGGAGCTGATCCCCGGCCTATCTTTTATTTATACTCGAAATCTACTTTCGAGAGATATACTCGCTCTTTTATTTTCGATATTTTCACTTTCTCGGCGTAATCGTTTTTAATTACCCACCTGAGCGCCGCCGTCATAGCGCTGTTATCCTTATAGTCGTCCTCGTTTATTACTTCCACTCGGTCGTAATTGGTCTTAATAAATTCGTCGATCGGTTTATGGATTTTACTGTCTTTTTTAATCTCTTTTACTCTCTCGATTCTCATAAGGCACCTCGTCAAATAGTATTATGAATCCTCCCTCACTCTAACATTAATAGTAAACTATTACAAATTTAGACAAAAAAGAGGCCGAGGGAAATAACCCCCGGCCTTTGCTATGCCCTGAGACGCGCGAGAACGCGTCTATTTTCGCGCTTAATTGTTTCCGCGAGTATTTCTCTATGAAACAATTAAAACGGCTTAGAATCGCATTTTTAAGCTTTTCCGAGAAGATCCCGCCACGTTGCCGGGCCACAAATGCCATCGACTACGAGTTTTCCTCCTCGCGATTTCTGGTATTTAATAAGCGCGGCATGAGTCGCCGGTCCGAAACTTCTATCGAGCGCGATCTCTTTTCCGTTCGCGTCGGTAAATCCTCTCGCCCTGAGTATTTCCTGCAATAAAAGCACGTCGACGCCTGTACTTCCCATTTTTATCTGACTGACTGTAAACGTAAAATCACTCCCTTTCTGTCCGCCACCCGGCGACCATTTGATATTAGTCGTAAACAAATGTTTAACATTTCCGGCGATATCGGCCTCCCAAAAATGATAACCGTCTCGCGCTCCATAAGCAGGATCATAAATTAAATACTTTCCGTCCTTATATCCGACGCAAGCGCAATAATGCCCCGCCGAGCACCAATAATTATTTTTACAACCTGTCCGGACCCCGCCGAAAAGGATGATCCCGCAATTACCCGCCTGGATACTCTTTTTAAACTCGTTAAACTGAGCGCAAGACATGACTCCCGCGAGACTGGATCCGCTTATCTGTTCGGCCTCATGACCATAAGCTTTTATCGCCGCCGGTATGCCGCTGTGATATGTTCCGGATCCGTTCGAGGCGTAACCATGCTCGGTTAACCATTTAGCGACCGGAACCGGCGTATTAAGTCCCAGAACGTCGGCGATAGCCGTCGGACCACATCCTGCCGGTCCCATTGTCTCGCCCGCGTACGGATAACTTGACCACGCCGGATTATTTTGTTTTAAGTTTGTGATACTCA